GTTTCCCTAGTAAAAGCAAATAGTAGCTTATAGCCCCCTATTGTTCCTTCTTGATTAAGTTTCCATTATCATCAAACATATAGTTATCTCTAATGGAAGTTGGTTTATGATGTTCTTGCTCGTGGCAATCTTTACATAAACCTTCTAGGTTATCTTCATTAATTGTTAAGTTATCATCATAAATATTTGTATCATTCAGATACTCTATATGATGTACTATTCCAATTCTTCTTTTATCTTTTGGTAACCATTCACTTAATCCATCTACATATACTGGTTTACCACATCTATTACATAATAGATGTTGTTTTAACCAAACATTATTTTTAACTTGATTCCATAATTTGCTATTATAGAATTTCTTTCTAACACCATAACTCATTATTTCTTTTTGGATGTTTTCTTTTCAGTTTTTACAGGATTAATTTTCTTTTCAGTTTTAGGTTCTTCTTTGATATATTGAATTATCTTTACTAAACCTTTTGATACTAAATGATCTGCTCTTTCATGAGTAGTTATCCATTCACATCTTTTTGGATGTTTTTCAGGATGCTCATAAGGAACTTGTGGTGATACTACTTTTCTTTCATCTTCTTCAATATCATAGTAATTCTTAATACATTGAACTTTTACCTTCATTAACCTTTCCTCCTCATATCTACTTTTGCTTTTTGCAAATATATTAATATAATTATCTTCTAATCTATTAAACTTAAATTTAGGAATTGTAGTTATTCTTTCAACTATTGAATCAACATTGTTGCAATCAAATTCCATAATGTAAGCATTAACATTATCTTTAACACCTATTTCTTCTAAATATGGAAGTGGTGTTGTTATTATTGGTATGTTTCTATATAATGCCTCATTCAATGTATATGAACAAGCTTCACTATCACTTAACAAACATACATAATCTGCTAACTCTAACCATCTACTTATATCTAATCTTGTTTTAATATAAATAACATTTTCACTATCAAAATTTATTTCATCATTTGAAATAACAAACCATAAATAATTTACTTTTGCTTTATCCAATTTTTTTATTAATGTTCTCATTCGTTCTACACCTTTATTTTTGTGTAGTCTTGTTGCAGATACAATAACTATTGGTTTATCAACATTATCTATTGTCAATGGATTATAACATAAATCAATTATGTTTGGTTTAACCATTTTTTCCATTGATTCTTTTAAATATTTTGTTATTCCTAAAAATCTATAAATTCTTTTATTTGGTTTTGGTTTATGATCGTATATTGGATTTGTATAATCAGCATGAATACATTGATAAATTTTTGCATCATCTGAAATATAATCTATAATACTTTGGTCATAATTAATAATTGCAACTTTACATTTAATTAATTCGTTTGTATGTTTATAAACTCTACAATATTTTCTAATTCTTTCTTCTTGAGTTGGATGGATTTTTTTACATACAACAGCTATATCTAAATCTTTATATTTTTTTACTAATTCATATACATAAGTTTCTATTCCACCTAATGCACTTATATTTGGCATAAAAATTATATTAGTATGTTCTATCATAATTCTTTAACCATTTGATTACAACTATTAAGATATTCTCTTAATTTGCCTTTTAGGTACTCTTTATCTTCCCCTTCTGGCATTTCTTTAATTAATTCATAAATTTCACCACAAAAATTAAATTGGTAAAATTTATATTGTGTCATATTACTTATTGAATTTGTATTTAATCTATTCCAGATATGTGTTGCTCTGCCTAAATATGCAAATGAATTACAATGCACTATTAATCTATAATTTTGTCCTAAATCTTCAAATAAAGTACCTTCTTTTTGTAAATTGTCTAATAAGAAGTTCCTTTTTACACATCTAGTCCATAATGCACAGGTATAACCTCTTAAAGCTTCATATTTGTTATTGTAATGTTGACTACAAGTCATATCATAATCTTTTGTATGAACTATATAATCTAAAAATAAAATATCTTCACCATTTAATTTATTATTAATATCTTCAAATACTTTATTATCAGTAAATTTATCATCACAATCAATACAAATAACATAATCACCTGAAGCTTCAGCTATTCCTACATTTCTACTTCCACCATTTAATCTTCTGGTCTTATTTTTGATAACTTTACAATTATTAAATAATTTTTGATACTTTTTGATAACTTTCATTCCATTATCTGTACTCATATCATCAACAATGATTACTTCATAATTAGTATAGGTTTGTTCTAAAATGCTTTTAAAACATTGATCTAACCATTTCTCATTATTCCATACAGGAACTATTACACTAAATTTCATTATCCAAACATCCTATCTATATCACTTTGAGTTGCATTTGTTTCAGTTTCTTCAACATTACTTAATAAAATGTTTGCCAAACTAACAAAACTCATTTCTTTCATATCAGCTAATGTAATATTTAATCTTTTTGCTAATGCAACAATTTCATATTCATCAACTGGTTTATCTGAATTATTTGAACAATTAATTTGTTTTATTGTTCCCTGCTGATAAGGGCATAATTGCTAATGCAACAACCTCCTCAATCCATTTTGGTTCTTCAAATAAATGATCTATTGATTTAATAAATTCTTGTTCATTTTTAAACCTATTTGGATTTGCCTCATCAATCATTACATAGGAAATATCAAGTAATATTTCAATTAACCCATCAACTTTAGAAAAATCTTCACCTTTTATTCCAGATAAACTTTCAATATCAGATAAAAAACTTCTTCCAGTTAAGTTCTTGTAAGCAAATTGAGTATATGCACTTGATTTCATATCGTAATCTTTGCCATCAATTCTAATTGTCTTTACCATAATATCCTCTTTTCTATTGAAGAAAATTAGATAGGAAGGAACACATTAATTACTTCTTATCAAAATTACTATAATATATAGATTCTAAAATCTATCCAAATAATAGGAAGGATGATTATATATGAGAGATCAAATAAACACGAAAAAGAGGATATAATCCAAGAAAAATGCTTATTTTTCTCAATAATAAAAAGGAACTTCTATGTTCCTTCCTATCTAATTTTCTTACACTAACATATTAGCACACACTACTGGGATAAAATGGGATATTTTTTTATAAACTTATAAAACTTCTTTTTTGAGTAATTAATTCCATTATGTAATAAACCATCTATTTCATCCCACTTTTTCAAGTCTAAATATCTATATCTGATTATTTGTCTAATTTCTATATCATCAATATTTGAAATAAATTGTTCTATTTTAAGATATTCTTCTAATGCTGATACTCTTTTTTCCATCCAGGTATCTTTTAATTGAACTATTTTTTCTTGAATAGCTTGATATTTAGCTGAACCAGATACATCAAGTTCTTTATATCTAACACTTGATATACCAGCACCAAATGTTAATATTCTTTCTTCAAGATCATCTATTTCTCTTTTTAAATAAAAATATTTACTTAAATCTTTTTCATTCATAAACAACTCCTTATTTATCTTTTTTATCTTTGTCTATATAAGCTATAAAGCAAATTGATATACAAATTATAGCTGTTATTATTACTGCTGTCATAAATCCTCCTATTCTTTTGGCATTTCATAAATAATTACATTAGGTTGAATATATTGAATTTTATCTTCAACTGGTTGCATAACAACATCAAATTCTAAATTATTTACACCTTGTTTTATCTCACTATGATAATCAGTGTAGATCAATGTAGGTTTAATCATTTTTTGTATTTCATCTAATACTTCTAATGCTCTTTCTTTTGTTGCATATTTACCAACTACCAAATAGTCCAAAATTGCATCTCTATTTTCTACATTTATCGCTATATAACTTTTATTTAAAATTCTAAAATTATATGCTTTTACTAAATCTTCTTTATCTTGACTTCTAATCCACAATTCCATTATTTACCTCTTTTTCTTCTGTTTAATTTATTTTGAACTGCTTGATTTAATTCTTTTTTAAATGCTTTAAATCTTCCTATTGTATGTTTTTTAGTAAATAAATTGTGAGCTTTAACTATTTTTTTAAATTCTTCTTCACCTAAAACTTTTTTCTCAAATTCATAATCATATATTTCTAAATTCATTTTATTAACCTCTTTTCTATATTTTCCAAGTAAGCAATAATACCATAATATTATATTGCTCCTATATATGTTCTTTTATTTAGTTTAAATATCTATTGTTTTAAACATTTTTTTGTTTTAAATACTTTTTCTAAAAATCTAATCATTTTTTCTATTTATAGAATCTATTATTTCATTTAATTTTAATGCTGTCTTTTTTAAACTATTATTTCTTTTAGGGAAGTTAGAAACATCAATTTTTTCTATCTTCTTTGGTGTATCTTTATCATTTATCTTATCTATTAGTTCATCAAATTTTTCTTTTATTGTTTTAAAGTTACTATCAATTAATTGCCTTTCTTTAACAGATAAATATGTTGGTTCTTTTAAGTTTGATAATGTATTTTCTTCACAATAATCTAACTTTTCTATCTTCTTGTCTTCTTTTGGTGTATCTTCTATGAAAAATTTCCATTTATAACCACCTGCACTTAATCTTTCACCTCTACAACAAGCACCTATACTTGTTCTATTTATTCCTGTAAAATCTTGTGCTTCATACGAAGATTTATAAGTTCTTATATAATTATCATTCATATCATATTGTTCTACTGATTTATAATTATTACCATCTATTCCTATTTCATATCTTTTCAAAACATTTTCTTGTGGGGTAACCATTTCAAGATTTTCTAATCTATTATCAGTTTTTATTCCATTAATATGATTTACCTGTAAATCTTTGCTATAATCTTCCATAAATGTTTTTGCTACTAATCTATGAATGGTAAGTGTTTTATGTTTTACATTGTTATTTGATAAAAATACATATTCATAACCTGAATTATTTATTCGTTTTTTTAATAATTTACTTGTCCTTTTATGGTTTCTATCATCACAATATTCCTTTGTTCTTATATTTCCTAATGTAGATATTTCATAATTATCAAAGTCTTTTATTGTTTTCCATTGTTCATCATATAATATTTCTACTTCATCATTAAGCATTTCAGGTACTATATATTCAAATAGAAATTGTGTATCACCATTATACTTTCTACAATAAAGTGTATTATTTTTATGTTCCCAAATAGTATCTTCATCAAATACTTGATGGCCGTGTATAATTATTTTTTTAGGTAATACTTCTTTGTTTACATACATTTGCATCAAATCAATTACTTTCATTATTCTCCTCCTTTTCTAAATTATTTTCATATATGTTGCCTATTACTTCTAAATCGCTTAATTCATATAAATCTTCACATACATTATCATAAGTTCCTATAAACTTGCCATATTCATAAGAAACTACCCAATCTTCAATATCGTTAGAATATTCTCTTAAAATATCTCCCTCAAATATCTTTACACCATTACAATCTTTTAATCCTGTATATTGCATTAAAACAATTTCTTTATGATATGGTTCAAAATGACACCAATGAGGTTTACATTTATAATCCACATTCTCAGGTTCTATCCACATTAAACAAGCAGTATAGTTTTTATCATCTTTTACATCTTCCCAATTACCATACATTCCAACCAACACTTTATAATTCATATACTTATATTTATTATCCCATACTCTAAATTCAATTTCTCTATTCATTACTTTCTCCTTTTAGTATTTCTTGTAATTTCCATTTATCTAATGTTCCTAAATCAGTATCATTTATATATTCTATTGCTTTATCTATTCTTTCTTCTAATTTATCTATTTCTTTATCTTTAAAAGATACATCTTTTTTTAATAATTCAATTTGTAAATCTTTTGTTATTGATTTAGTCATTTATTCTTCACTTCCTTTTAGTATTTTCATAAGTTCTTTTAAATTAGATGGTCTTAATTGTAGCCACCCAAAATTATCATAATATTCTTCTATATATAATAATGCTTTGTCTATTCTTTCTTCTAATATTTTTTGATATTTACTGCAATCTATAAATAATTCATATAAATCGTGGCAACCTTCAGTAGTCATTATTATTTGTAAATCATCATTTGTTTTATTTTCTTCTAAATAATTAAATAATCTTTTTATTTCTTCTAATGTTCTTCCACTATTCATTTATTCCACCACCTTATATTCCATACTTTCAAATTGTTCTTTTGTTAAAATACTATCAATATAATCTTCATTTTCTTTAGTTAATTCCCAACTATAATCTTCACAAGTGGTAAAACCTTTTCCACCAATATATAAATTAGTTACAAATAATCTTCCTTTTTGGTATGCGTGTTCTATTACTAATTTACCATTTACATAATCTCCTGCTTCTATTAAATCTATTATGTTTGGTGAATATTTTTCCCAATAGTCTTTAATTTCTTTGCCTTTATTGTCTGTATAATATTCAAATACTTCTTTTGTGTCTGTATAAACAATTTCTCTTACTATTTCGTCCTCTATAAAAGTAATTTTAGATATACCTTTTCTAGTTCTTACATAATCTCCTATTTTCATAATTACCATCCTATTTAAAATTATTTATTTTTAGATCAAACTTATCTGCTAATTCTAAAAATGCTGCTCTTTCATCATCATCTCTAAAACCAACTAAAATATGTGGTGGAACAGGAAAATTTTCATTTGATTCTTGTTCATTTATAAAATCTTCATTAAATACTGGTTTCCAAATATGTAAACAATGTGGATGCATATTAACATATTGAGATTTTGCTGGATGATATTCTATACAAGTTTCATTTTCATTCCAAAATATATCTTTCATCCTACACATTTGCTCCCAACTTGGTGTTTTATTTGGCATAGAAATACTTAAATGTTCCCAACCTAATTGATTAGAAAATATAAAATTAAGCCATTTACCTGAAATTGAATCGTAATAACTTCCTCCAAATCCTGTATCTCCTGCTTCTGCTTTAATTCTAATATTTTTTGTTGCTTTAATTTCTTCAAAACTTTTCATTTTTTATCCTCTTTTCTTTTTATTTGAATACCATTTACCAGTTTTAAGTTCTAATTCACTTAAAATTAAGTGCTTATTACCTTCATAATCCTTCAATATAAAGTCTTTTGCCTTTTTATGTCTTAATATACTCATAGATACATAAACACTTTCTAATGGTCTTTTTAGGTATTCTGCAACTTTCTTAATGCCAATACATGATGTTTCAAATTCAACTTTACCTACTTTATAGATAAAATAAATTTGTTTATCTCTCATATACTTCTACATTTCCTTCCTCATCAGTAACACTATAAACTTCTGATTCAGTTATTTTAGTAATCTTTACATCAATAGTTGTATGTCTTGGTAATGGTTCAATTAATGTCCATAATGTTACACAAAATGTTATAATTGCTATTCCTAATAAAAATTCTTGTTTTTTCATTTTCTACCTCTTTTAATGCTTTTTAAAAATTCATTACATTCTTTTCTATTAGAACTAACAAATATTTGTTTTGTATTTACTGAATGATCCATCCATCTATATTCACATACTGCATACATTCCATCATTTCTTTTTGTTATTTCATACTCATACTTAATATCTTTCATATTTTTTTCCTCCATTGTTTGCCTTGAGAATTTAAGTATTTCAAATAAAAGTATTCAATTTGATTTGGATCAGCTATTTGTTTACCATATTTTTTTATTTGATAATTAACAATTTTAATATATAGTTTTTTAAAATCTAAAATATCTTCATAAGTAATATATTTATTTCTTAAATGATTTATACTTACTATTGCTTTATCTTTTTCTTCCTGAAATATCTTTGTTGCCAATAATTCCTTTTTGAATAAATCTTGATTCATTATCTTTCACCTCATAATTTTCTAATAAGGTTTGATAATCTTTATAATCATTAATTAATATTTCATATCCAGTTTCATAATCTTTAAATTTTAACTGAATTTTGCCAACCATACTTTCAATTTTATTTAATGCAGAATCTTTGTTGCTTGTTCTCAAATGGTTAATAATATTTGCATAAATGGATATTTCAAATCTTTCTTTATCTTCCATTGTTTGCTCCAATTAAATGAGTATTCAAATTACCAACCTTTGAAAAACCAAAACCCTCTGAATCTAAATTTATTTCTATTAACATTTAAACCCCTCAAAAAAATCTTCTAATTCTTTAAGTTCTTCTTCACTTATTTGTGTTTCTTCTGGTTCTTTAGATAAACAACTTGGTATTATTCCTTCCTTTTCCCATCTCTTTAACTTTTCATCTTTTGATAATGGAATATCAGATAGTTCATTTAAAACTTCTTTAATTCTTGCAACTGATGGAAAAAATCTATCTTCATTTATTATTTTCTTTATAGCTCTTTCAAGTAATAAAGTATCTTCATCTTCAAATACTTCTTTTATCATTTGATAATGTTCATCATCTTTTTGTTTATTAAAGTTATCACATAATAAAGAATATAATTTTCTATTCATCTTCACTATTCCAATCTATATCAGTTTTTTTACAATTTTGTTTAACAGCTTTTACAACCCATTTTTTAATACATAAATAATGTGATTTTGCTTTATAACCTTTCATTTCAATATATTCATCTAAATATTTAATTAATTCATCACAATTATCATAATCTCTTTTAAGAGATTGTAATTCTTCATCAGTTAATAAAACATTTTTATAAGTTCCAAGTTTATGTTTAACAGGTTTACTTTCTTCTTTTATTATTTCTTCTTTATTATCTATTCTATTCTTATCTATTCTATTCTTATTCTTATCTATTGCATTACTTTCCATTACTTGTAACATTACATCTTCATTACTATCGTTTATCAATAATTTTTCTTTTTGTTTTGCTCTAAATTTTGCAACTCTTAATCTATTTTGTTCTTTCATTTTTTCAAGTTTATCTAAACTTTGATGTTTCTCAAAATTAACTAAATAAATACCATTTTCATCACTTTCTATCATTCCTAATTTAATAAAAGTATTCATAGCAAGTTGTATGATATTTAATGGTTTATTCATAATTACTGATAACATTTCATCTGTATAAGGTATATTATTTGATATATAAATATAACCACCATCATTTGTTTTACCAGCTAAAATTATTAATTTAATCCATATAACTAAAAGTGCATCCCCTTCTGGCATAACTTGAATTATTTTTATTTTTTCATCATCAAACATATCAGTTGTGATTTTAATCCATTTCACAGATGTCATAATTAAATTTCTTCTTCCATTTGATTATGTGTGTCATTCTTAACATTTGATTTGCTCTATGTTTGATGTTGTTAATTGTTTCATTAATTTCTTCTGGTGTCCTGCAAATATAATAACCACCACTTTTACCAGATACTGATCCAATGATTCTTCTATATTTTTTATTTTCTCTTATGTTTTGAATTACTTGTCTTAATGATTTATCACTATTGATGTTAAATAATTTTCTTAATGTAATATTCTTTACTAAATTCTTTTTACCTATACAATTTTCTAATAAAAATGTATAAACTTTATCTTCCATATATCCTCCTATTTAAAGTTCATTTGTTCCATTTTATTCTTCTTTTGGTTATTAGATGTTCTTGTATAAAGTCTTGTTGTTTCAAGTGAATTATGTCCTAAAATATCAGCAAGTTCAGTTATATTTCCTGGATATGTTTCTAGAAATATTTGTGCAAATAAATGTCTAAATGAATGTGCATGAACTTTCTTTTTATTAACTCTAGCTTTACCAGCAACTTTTTTTAATTGCCTCCAGATAGTTGATTCAACTGGCATTTTATTTGGTATTGCACCCCTAAATATATATCCACTTTTTATATGATTTTCTCTTGCATATTTTCTTAATTCTCTTGCTAAATCTTGCCTAATTATTATCTTTCTTTCTTTACCTTTGTTATAACCATCTATGTAATTATCTTTAATGTTTTCTATTGTAAAATATTTAAGTTCAGATATTCTTATTCCTGTCATAGCAAGAACTTTAATAATGTAATATAATTGCATCATATTTAATCTTTTAGAAAACCTTAATAATCTTTTATAATCAGCTATGGTTAATACTTCATCATTTGATACTTTAGTTTGCATTTTAATTTTTTTAATAGTTAATTCTGGTTTACCAATAAACTTTAAAAACTTATTTAATTCAACTATCCAAGTATTTAATGATGTTGTTTTTGGTTTAGGTTCTAAAGAATATAAATATTCCTTAAATCTTATAGTTGTAGATTTATCAATAACTGAATCATCATCTAACCAATCAATAAATTTTTTTACATTTGCTTTATATTGTTTTAAAGTATTTACTGAATATTCTTGATATTGTTGATCTAATATCCATTCATCTAAATATTTATATAATTCTTGCTTATTCATATTTCATATATTTCATAAATAGAAGATATGGAATTGTTAAACTAGCAAATAGAAGATATGGAATCATTGAATTGCTTTCAATACAAGCAGCTGCAAATATTCCAATTAATCCTAAATTTTCAAATAAGTTTTGCCATTTCTTTTTCAATACTAATCTCTTTTTCATTTTTATCCTCTTTTCTAAACTGATTCAAACAAATATCTAAAATCTGCATTCAATAAATTGCATACAATAATACATTCTTTTACTTTCCATTCAACTTCACCATATAATCTATAATGAACATTTGGAGCAGATAATCCTAATTCTTTTGCTAAATCTTTTTGTGTCATTCCAACCTTTGCCATTTCAGCAGCAATATTTGGATATTTCAACTTTGGTTTCATTAATACCTCCAATCTAACAAAAGCAAAAAACCAAGCATTCTTGCTTGGTTTGTATTTGTTAACTTATTAAAATATATATTATGTTAACTTCTTAATACAAACCAAACAAGCAATATTTGAATTGCTTATCCTTCTTACTTTGTACTTTCATTTTATAATACACATTTTAAAAAATCAATATCTAAATTAAAATAATTTTATTTTTACAAAAATAATGTAAATTAGTATTAATTGAATTAATTTATTAAAATCTAAATTATTTACTAAATAATTCAATCTATTTAATTTTAATCTTGATTCTACTTTTTCTCTATAATCAGATAGAGATAGTATATTTCCATTATCCATTCTTTTTATATCAATAACCTTCCACCCCATTGATGTAGTATCACCTTTTTTGTAAATTGGTTTATTTTTGTTATATCTATAAAGCATATCACCATTATTTTTTTGATATATAATCATGTATCTCATAGCATTCCCCCCTTTCCAAAATGCAGTATAATACAATACATATTGTTTATAGTCAAATAACTGGTATAATAATTTATAGGTGATATATATGGGAATTAAAATAGGATTTGATTTTTTAAAGAAAAAAGTTATTACAAATGAAGAAAAAGTAATTGAAGTATCTGAAAAAAGTATATTAGAAAAAATGATACCAAAATTAGAATGTGATCCAGATAATTTACAAATAGTTGCAAATTCAGATGATTACACTACCCTACAATATAAACAATGTGATATTGTAAGAATAAAATATACTGATAATGCTAAATGGATTAAAATAAGAATGTCTATTGCTGATATGAAAGCTGAAATAGATAATCCATTGTTTGTTTTACAAAACAAAAAAACTGAATCAATGTGGAAATGTAATGTTGATGATATTGATAAATTATATCCATATCTAAATCATTTTATAAAACAATTTGATGAAGTAAATAAATAAGAGATTAGTTTATTCTAATCTCTTTTAAATTTAGCACCAATGTTATTGTGTTCTGCCATAAACATTTGGAATAAAGTATCACTTACTTGTTTATATTTTGCTTTATCAGTATCAGTATCTGCATAATCAGATAACATTAACCATTTATAAGCATCAACTAATAAATCCATAGTCATTTTTAAATACTTTTTAAATTCTTCAACATTTTGTTGCATTTCTTCATAATGTTCCATACCCTACTCTCCCTTCGTTAAGTTTTCTAATATTTTATCTTGAGATATTAAATGTTTATCTTGTTCTTGTAAATGAGTATCAAGATAATGTAATATTTCTTTTAATTCATTACTTTGTTTTTCATTTAATTCAAAATTAATAACAGCTATATATAAAGCATATAAACCTATACCAAAAGAAAATATATTAATCCAATCAATAAACTTAAATTCATTATTCACTTATTTCTTTTGTTGTTGTAGCTGGTATAGAAGATGATCTAGGGCATACTCTATCTTGTACTACAAATTGTCCATTAACATAATTTTCATTTTGATTACCATACATTATGCTATAATTTCTTCTTTTTTGTAATTGATTAGCATACATAGTATTACCTGCTTTACATAAAACTGGAATACTTATATCATTTACTTGAATAAATACTGGTAAATTACTTGTAGCAGTAGCATTACAACAAATTACTAATCTATAACAACCACAATTTTCTAATGTTTTAATTGCTTGATTTGGTATTAAAACAATAGTTGTATCAGTTGTTGTAGCATTAGATACATAAATAGTATTACAATTCATATTTGCTCCTTTCTAATAAAAAAACTAGACTTATATTGTCTAGTTTGTATAAGTCAACCTTTTAATAAAGGGAATTGCAACCACAACCACTTCCATAATAACATGGAGGTTTAGGAGCAGTTGTTGCTAAATTACCTAATATGTTATCAGTAATTTGAGCAGTTTGCATTAGATTTGAATTTTCATTTCTTAATACAGAAACTTGATCTCTTAATCTATCAATAGTTTGCTCTTGGAACATATTGGAAATAGCTGCTGTTTGTTGGTTAATCATATTACTCATAATTGCTGTGTTATTAGATAATTGATTTGATAAATCTTTTATTAATACAGCATTATCATATTTATTGTTTAGAATAGTATCAGTTATGGCACATTGTCCGTTTGCTAAATTTCTAATTGCAGCATCTTGACTTTGGAAATAAAGTGAATTTTGAATATCACTTTGTCCTAATGCAGTAGCAGCACTATTATTGTTTCCAAATCCAAAACCATTACCACTCAAACCAATAAGAAAAATGAATAGAAGTATAATTAACCCTACACCACCAAAACCATCATTATCTTTGGTTAAAGCCATTACATCTGATGCACTTAATTGTCCATTCATAAAATAGCTCCTTTCTATTTTAAAAGGATTTTACCCTTTTAAACCATTAATAATTTGTGCCAAATCATTTTTAGATATACCTTTTTGATTACATATATCTGCTATCATTTGTGCTTGTTCTTCTTTACTCTTATTTTGGAATTGATTTGTTTGTTGTTTTTGATTTGGATTCAACATACCCATCATCATTTGTAATGGATTCGTTGATCTGCTTATTTGTGAAAGCATATTTTGTAGATTCATCATTTAACTTCCTTTCTAATTCTTCTACCTTTTTATTTAGTTCTCTAATCATTACATCTTTTTCATCTATTGGATAATATTTTTCAATATTATATTTCTCAATAGTTCCATCCAACTTTTTTATCTGCATACGATTAGAACCAATAAAAATAGTATCTGAATTAATTAAGATGTTTTCAGCTTCATCTTGTTCATTTAGTTTTTTAAAAACAAAAACTTCATCTTTTTGAGTATTTATAGGTATTTGATAATTTCTAATAAGATTATCAATATCTTCTTTGGTTTTTGTTAATCTTTCCAAATTAAAAGTTGAATTATACATAAATACCTCCATTTGAAAAGAAGTTTAATTATTTTTTTAAAATAATTAACTTCCTTTCTAATTAAATTATTCCACAAAAAAAGAGGATAAGATTATCACAATCTTATCCTTTTAATATCATAAAAATAGAATGTTATTTTACTTGGTAACCTGTTGAATCATATACACAAAACCAAACATTAGAATATTTACCTTTATACATTCCCCATACATTACCTTTGTAATCATCTTGGAATTTAGATAAATAAAATACTGAATTTATTTTTGTTTTTGCATAACCTAAAGCATCTTTATTACATTTATTTCTTGTTGCTAATGCTAAATCTTTATATTTAATTTTGTTATTAGCAACAACTGGTGTTCTTCTCATATATTTAGATTTAATAAATGTATAATCTTTTGGTTTAAAATCTTTAGATGTAATTTTAGTTTCTTCAACTTTATATTTTGGTCTGCCATAACCATAAATATATTTATAATTTAATGCATATTTTTTACATCTTACACATCCACCATTAGCAATAACACCACTTTCAGATGATGTATTACCTTCAATGGTATAAACATAATTGCTATCAACTTTGTAAACAATTCCAGTATGTGTTCTTATGCCTTGAGAATTTTTAAAAAATATTTGATCTGCAACTTGTGGTTCAGTATAAAATTGTCCTTTTTTCTTATAGTAATCACAAGAATAACCAACACCAGCACCACAACTATTATCTGGTTGGCATAATAATTCTTTAGCTCTATCTACACCAAATGCTTGAACAAAACACCAATCAACAAAAACATCACACCAAGCATATCCCTGTTTCTTACCATTGTAAAAATTTGGAATATTATCTAAATCTCTTGCAAATTTAGTATAGTTATTACTTCCAGCATTTTTTAATTTATCATCTAAATCTTTATTAGATTTTTTTTCTAAATAACCTTCTTGTTCTTTTGCAATTAAAATAACTTTATCTTTTTCACTCATAATATCACCTCATTACCCATTTATTTCAATTTTTAGGGCATTTTGTTAATTTCTTTATAGATTTATCTATTTCCTTAATTTCTTGTTCTAAATCTAATTTAAGTGCTATAAGAAATTCTAATTCATCATCAGTAAAGTAGTTTTTATCAAATATAGCACTAAAATATTCTTCCCATGTTGATTCTACTATAAAAGATTGTCCTTTAGTCTTGCTTGGTTTTCCTTTTGGTTTAGCATATTGAAACTTAATTTTTTCTATATTCATAGTTATTACTCTTTATCGTAATTATTCATCAACTTCTGGTAAACCAGTAGCAACTGAATTTAATAAACTTAATAAACCAGCAAGAATAGAAGTTGAAATAACCATTAACCAATCAACTTCACTTAATATTGCACTTGTTCCTATTGTTGCTATTGCAGCTTGGCACATTGTTCTAATTGCTCTAATTAAAGCACATTTAATAAATTTTTTTGTCATAATAAAAACCCTTTCTATATAACTTTGTTAATCTTATCTTTTATTTTTCTTATTTCTCTGTTTATTGTAGCTTCACTACAATTTTCTAATTGAGCCATTTTAGTAATACTAAATTCTTTTAATCTATATTCAATGATTCTTTCTTGAATATCACTAAAGTAGATTTTAGATTTAATATCTTCAAATTCTTGTTTTGTAAACTCTAGTTTAAACATAATAATCACCTCTTTGGAGGTGTATTCTATATAACCAGAATATAAAAACAAGTTATGATCTATTTAAAGTGGCATAACTTTGGCAGTAATTTGTCAGTAATATGGCATAAAAAAAGCATTAAATAAAGTTTTGTATCTTCTTTTTAATACTTTCTTTTCTTCTATATATTGTTCTTTCTGCCATTCCTACTTTATCACCTATTTCAACTGCATTATATCCTTTAACTAACAGCTTAAATATTTCTTTCTCTTTTTTAGGTTCATTAAAAATAACATTCTTAACAATATAATCATATTTAGTTTTACTCATATTAAACATATAAACACCCCCTCACAAGAGGAGGTATTATACTAATTATTTATTTTTTGTCAAATTTTCTTCTTTTAATTTATTAGCAAAATCTTCTTCAAGTTTATGCAAATATATTTTTACAGCTCCATTTCCACCTTTTTCAATATATTCTTTACCAACAATCAATCTTTCAGTTATAGGGATGTTTTCATTGCAAATAGTATTTTTCATAGTATTTAATGAATTTTGATGTAATTCTTGTTTAATAGGATCAATTTCATCTTTCATAATGTTCTTAATATATTTTCTAGTTCTAAATGCCAAAAACTCTATTGAACTAATAAAAGCAACTAATATTCCTATAATTTTAATCATTTCTTCTAATGTTATATTTTCCATAATGTTGCCTCTATTTTAAAAAAATAATACTTTTAATAAATCTTTCATATTATTATCCTATTTCCATCTACCAATGGCAATATAACTAACACTATAACTTAATCCTGTATTAGAAGATGCAGTAAGTATTCTTTCTTCAAATCCTGTTGTTGTTATATTTCCTTCCACTTCTCCAACATAACCAGAAAGCGAACAAGAAGAATTAATTATTGGTGTTGAATAAAAATTATATGGGAATGTAATTAAAATCCATTCGGTTCTTCTACAATGTCCAAAATAATCTACATTTTCAGTAGTTGAACCTGTCTTAGTTGAATAGCATATCAAAGTTCCATCAATATATTTTATATATTTTCCATTAGCATTACTACCACTTTCAATTATTCCATTTACATAATTTGCACTATATACATCAGTTTCACTTGTGCTATATTGATTTACTACTTTATCAACACCTAATTTATTACTTAATCCTGTATCTAAAGATTCTAATTCATTTTCTATTTTATTAAGGTTTTCTGCACTAATTGCTGGAGCTTGTCCATTAACCCATTGTGTTTTTGTATATGTCATTATTTACCTCCTTTAAGTTCTTGAATTTCTTTTTCAAGTTTTTCAACTTTTCTATTTAATTCTTGAGTATATTTTATTAATGCATTTGTAATGCTTGAATAATCAATACTATAATATCCATCTCTATTTTTACTAATAAAATATTTAGAATAATCTTTATCAATATAATCTTGAGCAATTAATCCAATATTTTTTTTATCTGGAAACTTTTTATATTCAAATTGTTTAATGTTTAAATCATTAATCCAATCAACATCAACATTTTCAATGTTTTGTTTTAATCTTTCATCTGAAGGTGTTGTAATTCTTGATGATGCTTCAATAAATCCATAATCTAAATGAATATATTGTCCAACACCATTTGCTAATGATGTAAATGATTCATTTTCTTCAAGAACATTAAACCAACTATTTAGATCATTTTTTGCTCTTAAAACTAAATATGGGGCAAGTATATCTAAATATTCCAAACCATAAGATATTTTTCTATTTAATTTTACATTATCTGATAATTTAATATATTTCATATCATCATTACCACTTGATTGATCTGCCCCAATAGTAAGATTATCACCAACAATACAATCATCATCAGTAGAGATTGTTCCACCAAATGTTCCAGAATTACAAACCATATTACCATCTTTATCAACACTAAAGTTTGTACTATTAATTGATATATTATTAGATGTTAAATTAATTTCATTACCAGCAATAATATCAATAATATCATCAGCTTCAATATCTACTTTACCTGAATCAATTTTAGCTTGTTCTTGAGATAAATTAATTGCTGATATTATTTCATTTGAATTAACTTTTTTAGCAACTTCTAAATTGATTTCAGTTGCTGTTTGAGTTATAGAACTATTTAATTCTACTTTAGTTGCATATTGAGCTGTATATGCATTTAATACCATTAATCTAACTATTAAATAACCTACATTATATCCAACTAATTCAACTCTATAATTACCTTCAGTTAATGCAAAATATGGAGCAAATGTATCAGTATATGAATATGTAGTAGTTGTAGGATTATCAAGTAATATTACATTACCATTAGCATCTAATCCACATTTTTTTTTAATAGTAATTAAATCACTTTCATAATCAGCAATAAATTCATCATAATTTTCACTATCATAATAAAGTAAATCAGTTGGTAACTCATAATTAAATACTTCACTTGTACTTGTATTAGTAAATCTTAATGTTTTTTCTCTTGGATATAATGTTATACCTGGATATAAATTAGTTGCTGGATATAATGCTTGTATATTACTTCCTATTGGATGTATTTCAACTCTAATAGGATTACTACTTGCTATATTTTGTAAATCAGTTGAATCAATATATAATGATTCACTTGTAGCTGATGTAGTTATATCAGCAATATCAGATATTTCAGCTTTAATAGTTGATATATCTGATGTATTAGTAGCAACTTGTAAATTTAATGCTCCATATCCCTGAATAACATTAGTATTTAATGTTCCAGTTGTAATAAAGTCTGCAACTATTTGTCCATTCATAGTCATAGCAATTCCATAAGTACCATTAATACCAGTTGATGAATATCCTAAACCATTTAAGTTCCACCTCCATACTTTTTGAGCAGTAGATGGATTATCAGTATCCATTATATATAAATTACCATTTTCATAATCTAAATAAATATAACCACCTAATGCATTATTAATTAAATTAGTAGCATTAGATTTAGCTTCTTCTAATATTGAATCTGGTTGTATTTTTTCTATTTCTAATTGGTTTTTATTAATTGTATTAGTAATATTTTTTTGTAATGTTCCTATTTCAAATTTATCTATTTTATCAGTTAAAACATTATAAATTGTTTTTACAACTTTAGTTGTATAATCAAAATCTAATAATGATGCAGTAATTGTATCACCTAATTTAACTGATTCTAATGATTGATATTGTGTTTTATATTGTTCAGTTTTACTTAATTCTAACCAATCAACTGCAATAGATATAATTGGTTTATCTACACCTTTATCAAATAAATCTTGTGCAGCTGCTCTTAAAGCAGTATAAGCATCTTGAATATTTGTATAAACACCTTCTTCTTCACTTTCAGGATCATACTTAATATCACTAAATGATACTTTAATAATTCTAGGTGTTGGATAATTATTTATTAATGGTGAATCAACAAACTTTTCTGGTAATATTAACCCATCAAATCCAACAGGTATTATTCTTGTAAATAATGAAGTAATATCTACTTTAGTTTTTATTTCAGTAATATTTTTACCTAACATTAATTTAACATGATTATTACTTACCCTACTTTGTAGCAATTTAA